CTTCTCCCCACACTCTAGATCTGTAGTCATGGCACATGATTCTGCTACATCTGATGCTTTGTTTAGTATGTCTAAAAACCTTATCAGGAACATGGAGGGTGATTTAGTCCCTAATGAGATTACATCTAACGCTAAAGAGATAAAAATCCAATCACCTGCGTACCAAGAGAAGGATGCTGTAGGATCTTACAGGCTATATACAGCTGGATCTCCTGAAGCAGGTAGGGGAACTACCCCAACCATAGCACATCTCTCAGAGATTGCCTTCTGGACTCACGATGAGAAGATATTAGCTGGTCTATTCCAAGGTATATCACAAGCAGAGGGTACAGAAGTCATCCTAGAGTCCACAGCTAATGGTGCTCAAGGAGAATTCTATAGATTATGGAAGGGTGCTGTTGCAGGAGAGAACGAATACCTACCAATATTCCTACCATGGTTTATAACTCCAGAGTATAGACGTACAGCACCTGAGGGTATGGAGTTAACACTAGAAGAAGAAGAGATTGTAGAAAATTATAAACTAGATTTAGATCAGATGTACTGGAGGAGACTCAAGATTGCCGAGGGTGGTAAGCTTAAGTTTCAACAGGAGTACCCTGCTACGGCAGATGAAGCTTTTATTGTGTCTGGTTCTAATGTATTCAACATTGAGAAACTAAACTCTCTAATCCCTAGGGCAGAACAAAGGCGTAGTGAGTGGGATCCTTCTAGTAAGATGTTTGATGAAAACAAAGAAGGTAATCTTTCTATATATGAGTACCCTAAGTGGGAAGAACCCTATGTTATTGGGGCTGATGTCTCTCTTGGGGTAGGTCAAGACTACAGTGCTGCAGTTGTTATGAATAATAGCTACGAGATTGTAGCTGTCTATAGGAATAATAGGATTGACCCTAGTATGTGGGGAGAATTACTTTTCTATCTAGGCAGATACTACAACAATGCTTTCTTAGCAGTAGAATCTAACTCAATGGGAATAGCTACGCTACAAAAACTAGAACAGATGGGTTATCTAAACCTATATAAACAAACTAAGATGGCTAATGTGTCTAATGAAGAAGGTATGCGTCTAGGTTTTAGAACAACCTCTGCATCTAAACCAGTAATCATAGGGAACTTAAAGAATCTTATAGATAACGAAGACATTATGATACCAGCCCCTATATTAATTAGAGAACTAAAAGATTACATTGCCACTGCAAGTGGGAAAACTGAAGCTGCTCCAGGATGTTACGATGATACAGTTATATCTCTAGCGATATGTGCAGAAGTATTACGTACACACTGGGATAAGCTCAACACAAGGAATGTATCATGGAGAGAAAAGATATTAGATTTCGAACCAGACGAGACTATGTGGATATGATGGAACTGGAAGATGAGTTCTGTGAAATAGTCATACAGCATTGGATGGATGGTAAGGTTCCTCACGATATGGTAAACATAAACGAAGAGAATGAATACGCAAGGGTATACTATGGTTATGCCTAGGTTCTCTAAGTTCCTTATAGAGAATAAAGTTTCCTGCATTGTCCTCATAACGCGCTGGTGGTCGCGGCAGGTAAACCACCACCAAATTTTTTAAAAAGGGGAGATTAAATGGGTGCTACATCTAAACATTATTTACCTAATGGTAAAGAGTACAAGGGACCAACTCATAAGGACGCTAAAGGAAAAATTATGTCAGGTGCCAAACATACCAAAAACAGTCAGTTCTTGGTTCATAAGAAACCTACAATCAAAAGATAAATGAATAGTTTTCCTGATGTAGATAAAGACAGCAGTGGTCACATAGATCAAGAAGAATGGGATGCGTTGTTACTAGATGACAAACGAAGACGGATAGAAGACGAAGATGCCCATAGAGATCAAATCAGAAAGATGGCTTGGTTTGCTCTATGGGGTATGTTGCTTTATCCTTTTGGAGTTGTCTTCACAGGTGTTCTTGGGTTACACCAAGCGTCTGAAATTATAGGCAGCATGGCTTCTATATACTTTGTATCTGTAGCTGGTGTTGTCTCTGTATTTATGGGAGTTTCAAACTTAGTTAAAAAAAAGTGAGGAAACAATGAACAAATTAATTGATTGGTTTACAAAAAAATTATTTTATAATTACTCTGATAAAGATATCCCAAGATATTTAAAAGGTAAGTAAAAAGGGCATAGTCCCAAAGTTAGTTAGACCCACGGAGGGAGCTATGCGTTTTATCGAAAAAGAAACAGAAGTAAAGAAAGAACCTAAACCTAAGAAGGAAGAAGTTGTTATAAAGGCAGGTAATAAAAATTATGACTATGCCAACTTAGCTGACTCAAAGAAAATACTTACTGGAAGGGGTTCATTCTAATGGCATCTAATGGATATAAAGAAAAAGTATCTGATGAAAGTTTAATTAATTTAATTGATTACGGGATACAAGGATCTACAGGTGAGTGGTTAAACTCATCTGATATGACCCTAGAAAGGCAGCGATCTACATATGAATACGCAGGTGTTGCAACAGATCACCTAGCACCTCAAGGGGTGTCAAGTATTGTAGACACATCAACTACAGAAACTATAGAAGCATACACAGCAATTCTTTCAGATTTGTTTTTAAACAATGGTAAGTTAGCTAGGTTCGTACCTTATGATGATTCCCCAGGATCTTTTAAACACTCAAGAGATGCCTCAATGATTACTAACTACGCAATCTTTAAACAAAACAATGGATGGGAATTAATTCAAACATGGATTAAAAGTGCATTGCTCTGGAAGAATGGTATAATTCGTTGGGATTATGTAGAAGGGTTTGACTACGAATTTGAAGAATACGAAAAGATCTCTCAAGGCCAATTGGATAACCTCCTTGCGGAAGAAGGAGTTGAGATCATTGGTAACTTAGAATATGAGAATGATCTAGGTGATTTAAACATGGAGACAGGGGAGCAGTCGGCTACCTTAGTTTATGTTAATGTTCGTATTAGAAGGAAGAATGATAACTCTCGTGTTAAAATTGAAAACATTGCACCAGAAGCTTTTCGTATTTCTCGTGATGCAAAGTCAATTGATGATGCAACATTTGTAGGAATACAAAGCATACTTACTAGATCAGAGATCCGTAAGATGTGGCCTGATGTTGCTGATAGTATTGGTGAAGATGAGTGGGATGAGCTTGGAGATGATGGTACGTGGGATGGTAATACTAGCTATGCTGGGGATATTGCAGCACGTAAGTTTGTAACTGGTCAAAGCTATCAGTCTGGTCGTATGTCACAAGACGTTACAGAACTAGAAGCTAATAGAGAAGTTACTATTACAGAGTGTTGGATTAATGTCGATAGGGACGGAGATGGTGTTGCTGAACTAAAGCATATCATAACCGCTGGAGATACAATCTTATATGAACAAGATGTAGAGTTAATACCTCTTGCTTGTCTATCTCCAATTGATATTCCTTATGAGTTTTATGGACTATCTATTGCTGACTTTACAAGATCTTCTACTCTTGCATCAACTGCAATTCTTAGAGGATTTGTCGAGAACACATACTTAACAAACTACTCTCCAAAGTTAGCTGACCCTAATGTTGTAGATTTCTCTGCACTTCAAAACATGAAGCCAAAGCAAATCATACCTACTAATGGTAATCCTAATGGGGCTGTATCTGCACTCCCACCTGAAGCAATAAGCACAGGAACTGTACCATTACTTTCACACTTACAAACTATTAAAGAGCAAGCCACTGGTATGTCTAAAGCTGCACAGGGTCTTAATGATTCTTTGTATGTGTCTGGTAACAGTGAACAGAAGTTAGCTGCAGTGCAGTCTGCTTCTCAGAAACGTATACAACACATAGCTAGACGTTTTGCAGAAACGGGAATGAAACGGTTATGTACTGGTGTGTATAGGACAATGAGAAAGTCTTTAAAGGCTAATTCAAAGTTTAGCTATCAAGGAGTATTTTCTGATATTGATATAATGAAACTTCCCCCTAGGATGGATGTAGAAATATTTTTAGATATTGGTGAAAACTCAAATCAAAATGCAATTAAAAAACTTGAAATGGTTGGTAGTAAAATACTCCCATCATTAAACAGTCAAGGTCAAGGTTTAATAGTAAAACCAGAAGCCCCTGCTTTACTTGCAACTAAATTGATAGAAGCTATGGGTATAGACAGTCAAGATTTCTTAGAAGACTATACTACACAAGAGTTTAAAGAAAAGGCTGTAAAAGCTGTACAAGAACAAACTCAAAAGGCTCAAGTTGACAATCAACTTAAACAGCGTAAACTTGAAGCGGATGCATCTCTTGCAGAAGCTAATGTTGTATTTACAAATGCTCAATCAAAGAATACATCTGATGATAATTCTAAACAGTTAGCAATAGCTATAGATAAGCATTTCCAGACTTGGGCAGAGCTTGATATAAAAGCAATAAAAGAAGGAGCAGAATCTCCTGTAAGACCTGACTTCAGTGAGATTGTACAAGTTGCAAGATCTATGTTACAAGAAAGTAAACCTCAACAACCTGAAATGGGTATGGGGCAAGATGGGGTAATACCTCAACAGTAAGTTAATTAGCAGAGTCTTAAGGGACTCTGCCTTACACCCAAAAATTGGGGGAGGTTATTATGGAGAAACAACAGTGGCATTTATCTAAGTCGGTTCCAGCTACTTTTATCTTAGCTATTATCATACAGACTTTAGGATTAGTCTGGTATATGTCAACGCTAGATAGTAATGTAACTATCAATGCGCGTGAGATAGCAAGACATGAGATACGTATTAATGAAATAGAAAAGACTTCTCAAATGCAAGCAGTTATGCTAGGGCGTATTGATGAGAACATCAAAGCAATAAGGGAAGCTGTAGTTAGTATGCAGAAGTTTAACCCTTCTCCTAAGTGAGGGTTAGATATGATTGATCCATTCACGGCAATAGCCGCTGCTACTGCAGCCTTTAACGGAATCAAGAAAGGCATAGAGGTTGGTAAAGATTTAGCTTCTATGGGAAGCCAATTACAAAATTGGTCTAAAGCTATATCTGATTTGGACTTTGCCCATGAAAAGGCAAGTAAGCCACCAGCTTATAAGATGTTCTCTAACACTCAGAGTCAAGCATTAGAAGCTTGGACTGCTAAACAGAAGGCTAACGAATTACGCAAAGAATTGAAAGATCATATCAGTTTTGTATACGGACCATCGGCTTGGTCTGATCTTGTAAAAATTGAAGGTCAAATGCGTAAAGAACAAAAAGAAGCTGTATATCGTAAACAAGAAGCTATAGACACTGCTATGAATTGGGTAGTTGGAATTGTTATTTTTGCATTATCTGCAGGTCTTATATCTATAGTGATATACTTTGTGGGTAAATCCCAAGGAAGGTGGTAATGTTTATATCTGTGTTATTAATATGCACATCTATGCACGTATCAAGTTGTGATGTTGTGGCTAATACAGAAGATTTATATTTTTCTGAACAACAATGTCAAAATCAAACAGCTATAGTTGTTGCTAAACTAGTAAGCAGTGGCATTGCTGTTAAACCAAAATGTTTTAAAATTGATGATAGCGCATAGCGTGAGGAGAAAATATGCCAAGTGAAAAAGATCCGCGATTAGCAAGAGCCGGAGTCTCTGGATTTAATCAACCAAAACGGACACCTAATCATCCTACAAAGTCACACATTGTTGTGGCTAAAGAGGGAACTACAATTAAAACTATAAGGTTTGGCGAACAAGGTGCAAGCACTGCAGGTAAACCTAAAGCAGGGGAGTCAGCAAAAATGAAAGCTAAACGAGCTTCGTTCAAAGCCAGACATGGTAGGAACATATCTAAAGGTAAACTCAGTGCTGCATACTGGGCTGATAAGGTGAAGTGGTAATGGCAGCTAAATCTCCAAAACCGAATAACCCAGCCCTTTGGTCAAGAGTAAAATCTGCAGCAAAGAAAAAGTTCACAGTATATCCATCAGCATACGCAAATGCTTGGGCTTCAAAAGAGTACAAAAAACGTGGTGGTGGCTGGAGTGGTCCAGACAATAGGGTGTCAAAGAAATGAATAAGAAAGGTGGGCTAGGTAAATGGTTTGGCGAAGAATGGATTGACGTTAAGACTGGTAAACCTTGTGGTAGAAAAAGTGCCAAGGGTAAGTCTAAACGTGCATACCCTGCTTGCCGACCTAAGAAAGTAGCTTCTAAAATAACTAAGAAAGAAGCTAGTAAGAAAACTGGACCAAAGAAAGTTAAATGGTCTACAACAGCGTCTGGTAAAAAGAGGCGTACAACATAAAGGATTACAATGGAAAAATATCGAGGTTCAGCCGAGAAGGTGCTGAAAGGTATACATCCCGATTTACAAGCCAAGGAAGCTTTACTAAGAGCAAGCTTTGCATCACAGCAAAGAGAAGAGTTTTTTAATGAAGCTTATGGTGAGATACTAACACAGTACTTTACAGCTTGGCTAGGGACAGACCCCCATGAAGTTAAAACCCGTGAGTTTATTTATAACTCTGCATTATCTCTAGGAGATGTGAAACAAAGATTAATTAATTTTGAAACTTACGGAAAGAACATACCATACATTGAGGACAATGAACAATGAACAATATAGATTATCCACAACTCTTAGATAACTTGAAGAATATGATAAATCTTTTAGAGTATGACTCTATGAGATCTCCAGGAAAAGCTAAAATGAATTGTGAGAATTTACTTGCTATGCATACATTAAAAGATATTTACATAGCACAAATCGAAACATCCAAACCAACGGTTGTCAAACCTGCGGCTAAAAAAGAAGGATAAAATAACATGACAGAGCAAAATGAATCTCTACCCGAAACGGATGATGTTCCCAGTTCTGCTGGTCCCAACGAACAAGAACTCCTAGATGCCGTACTTTCTAACTCTGAATTTATTCAGAATGAAGTTCCGCTACCAGAAGAGGAGGTCGAGGACGAGGACTCGGAAGCACCTGTAGAAGAAGACCCAGATGATACAGATGCTGCCGTTAGCGATGAAGAGTCTGAAGAAGAAACAGAAGAGACAGAAGATGAGGATGGCGCAGAAGCCCCTACCCAAGATGTTGATGTATTCTCTGTAGACGATTTAGATTTAGATGCCAAAGTATCCGTCAAAATAGATGGCGAAGAAATGGAAGTCTCATTTGCTGATTTGCTGAAAGGCTATCAAACAGATGCTTCACTCTCTAAAAAGGGTCGTGAACTCGGAGAGGCACGTAAGGCTATTGATGAAGAGCGCATAAGTAAGTTAGAAGAGATTAGTAAAATGTCTGATGCTACTAATGCAATGTTATCAATGGACGAACAAAAAATGGCTAAAGAATACCATGACATTGAAGCGAAGATTAAAGAAGCTAGGGACAACGGTGATACCTTTGAACTTGGTGAATTAAAAGATCAACGTGAACAAGCTCAACAGAACTATTGGACTGCAAGGAATACTCGTGAAAATCTTTTGAAGACTGTTGAAGAACAGAAGACAAAGATGACAGAGGAAAAATTTGCTGAACAAATGAAGGATTTCCAGGAAAAGATTCCTACATTAATCCCTGATTTTAGTGAAAAGGTTGCAGTAGAAATCAGAGAGTTTGCTCTTGATCATGGTATAGCAGATGAACTTTTAAATTCTATAGTAGATCCCAATATTGTTAAATTTATTGATGACTATCGTAGATTAAAAGGAGGAGTAACTAAAGGTGCTGCAAAGCGCAAAGTAGCTCCGACTAAAAAGGTTCCAACTAAAAAGCCAGTCGCAGTTAATAAAAAGAAACTCGACAAAGAAAAAATGATAAAGGCTCGTGCATTTAAAGAAGGCTCATCAAATGATGACCAAATGGACTTCCTTCGTCAGTATGCCTCTAACTCTCTTAATACTTAATATCCTAGGAGGATTTTAAAATGGCAACAACTGGTGGTCGTAATATTACGAATGCATCTGGTCAATCAAACAGCACAGGAAAAGACGTATCAAATCGTGAAGATCTAGCGAACTTTATCACCATGATCACACGGGACGAAACTCCTTTTCTTGCTTCGATTGGCAAATCTAAATCAACAAACATCTACCACGAATGGCAGACTGATGAGCTTCAAGCTCCAGGAAACTCTCGTGTAGCTGAAGGTACAGACTTCCTGTCTGCAGGTACAGCACCTGCTGCTGGTGATGGTGCAGCTTCAACTATAGTAGGTCCATTCCGTACACGTTTAGGAAACTACACACAGATCAACAGTAAAGTGATCTCAGTATCAGGTAGCCGTAGAGCACTTGATCAAGCTGGTGTAGCAGACGAGTATGCTTATCAGTTGAAA